TACTTTACAGGCAAGGGGTATCAAACTGCCGAAGATGTCTTCGACTTCGTCGAGTCCGGCGCGATGCGTTACAAAGTCAGGCCCGAACAAATGGGCGGGACAGGAGCCAAGTATGCTCGCAGTATTAGAACGACAGCGTTTGGCCGTGTCATCATGGTCAATGACGTTAACTACTACAACCCCAAAGAAGACAACTTCAACAATCAGGTCGACCTAAGAGAAGTGCTGCATAGCAGCATACCGCAGCCTGTCATTAGACAGGCCGATGAATATGTTGAACAGTTTTATGCAAGCAAACCCGAGGTCAAGATAGCCCCTGAAGAAAGGGCAAGGGCTGAAGAACTTCTTGCCCCGAAAATTGATTTGGCTAAACAGGCCAAGGCAACCTACGACCAGATGATATTGAACATCGTCAACAAGACCGATTCCATCGGTCAGATGTTGGCTCCTATCAAAGGCATAAAACGCGCTGCTGAGAAACTGGTTGAAGAAAAGTTTGAAGTAAACAACATCAAAGACTTACTGCGCTCAACGATTGTAGTCACTGACTACAGCCAGTTGCAGGACGTGGTCAACGCAATTAACCAAAACTTTAACATCCTTCGGATCAAGAACCGGTCTGAGAATCCTATCGTTGGGCCAAACGTCCAAACAGAACCGCGCAAGAAATTTGGTGGTTATTCGGATGTGATGATTAACATCCGTATGCCTAACGGCATCATCGCCGAGATTCAGATTAACTCGCCCGTAATGCTTGCGGCCAAGGACGAACAAGGCCACAAGCTTTACGAAGCGGCGCGGGAACAGCCCGAAGGGTCAGAGCTTTATCGGACTATCTACGAAGCCATGGAAGGCTTTTACGACGCAGCTTTCTTGGCGTTGAATGCTCTAAGGTCCGAGGCACAAACAAGGAAAGCTCGCTCCGACATAGGCGCGGCTCCTTTATCTGGCACAGCCATAGGCGAGAGAGTCTCGCCAGAATCGTCAAGCTTGAAAGAAGAGCCGTCAGGGAAAACGGCAATCTCTTCGCCTGAAAATGTAGCAATGAATTTAGTCCCTTCCGGGAAAGAATCAGGTACTCGCATCATTGTTCCTCCTAGTTCCAAGGTTAAATATGCTTTGTCATTCCCGCAAGACGTAACTGACGCACGGCGGGATTTAAAGCTTAAACGGTTAAGACTTACCGCAGCAGGGAAAGCTTACCCCGGCGCACCCAAGAATGAGCGCATGGTTCTTTCAGCGCCCGGGAAACCAGACTTTGTTACCGGCGATATCACGATAGATGATTGGAAGAATCGAGTTCAATCGTTACTTAGTGAACAAGAGATTAAGTCTTTTGCAAACTGGTACAGCGAAGTTAACAAGCTGTTTAAACAGTACTTCCCAAAGAACGACCCCAGTGTTGATAACTACATGGCTGCTTGGCTGGTTGCCAATCAGAACACCGACGTATCAACGGCGATGAAGAACGCTTTGCTTCAGGCAGAACAAATTGGTCGGAAGATGCCTGAGTCTCAGATGCGCTTAGGTGGTCTTGAGACCGCCACGATTGCCGCACGAAGCGCTATTCGCGGGGTTCCTATCACCGAAGGTGTAGGGATCAAGATCTCTGATTTCGTTGACAGTGCGCTTGGAAAGAATACTCGTACTTACTACGGCGATCACGCTGTGGGTGCAGCACCATTTGTGGTTGATATCCACACAGCAAGGGATACGGGTCTTGTGGACCCGATCCTTGTCAATCATTTAAAGCGTTTAGGGTACAACGTCCCAGAGGATATCAAGATTGACTTCCCCATGGGGCCCGGGGAAACGCAATACGAAAACCGTGCCGACTTTGGTCGAGAGATGACCAAGCGTTTAAACGCTGAGAAATGGATGGGCAAGTCCGACTGGAAGCCTGCCGAGATCCAAGCCATTGGATGGATGGCAATGACACGCCTTACCGCCGATGCGGTAGAAGATACCCGCACAGCTTTGGAAAGAAATCTTCAGCGCATCTCGATGGAAGCAGCGCCGGGAGATGGGTCGCCACTGGCTGAGAAGTATGGCGAAGCATTCAGTCAGCTACCGGCTGACAAGCAAGCCGATCTTACTCAGACCCTCACAACCATGGCAATCAATGCAGCGCAGCAGATCTCGGGGATCAAGCTGTCATCGATTGTTCACGGCATGGGCGGTTGGCAGCACTTTCAAAATCCGGCGACCGTGGCCCAAACCTTAGCCACTCCCGAGGGCGCAGAGATTGCTTCAAATGTTATTGGGTATCTGCTTCAGCAAACTGAGGTGTGGAGCAACAAAGCAAAGCCTTTGACCAAGAACCCGAGAGGGTTTGCGATTGACTTCCTAGAAGCCGCCGATGGAACTACGCTTGCAACTGATGCGGGCATTCTGAACTTCTGGAACAAGGTTATGGAAGCTGACCCGACTAAGTTGTTTGTCGGTTATCAGCCTATCAAGACCGCAGACAACCGTCATGGCATCCGGGTTCTAGTGAATAAAGGTGGGAAACAAACGTCAGAAAAAATATTTTCTGCTATCAAAGATAATATTAAAGATATGGTGGTAAAGTCTGGTCTTAAATTGGAGGTCACCGGACATGAAGCAGAAATCATCGTCGCAAGAAACGACTGGACCCAAGACAGGGAAGGGCGAGCTTATCTGGAAAGGCTGGTCGACCTCGGAGTCGCAGATCCCGCAGCCAAACTCGATCCTCTTCGGAGCCAATTTGAGACAGTCTACAAAGAAGGCACGGGAGTCCGATTTGCTAGATCTCCAGAATCTCAAGCAGGACCCAGCGGAAGCGGCCATGTTGTACTCGGACGAACTCGTAAAGCAGATGCGGCAGAAGTAAAAGGCGTTCATTACGGCAACAAGCTTGTCGATAAACTTTTGGGCAGTATGTACGGCACCGGGATTCGCGGGGCCGAGCGCCAGCGACTAGCTAAATCGACCGACGAAAGAATTAAAAAGCGCGTCTACTTCTACATTGAGAAGCCTGATGGCAAGATGCCCCCGGTTGAGTCTGGGCTAGGCGCGTTTGTTTACACGCAGAACTTCGGGAATATCTTAGCCCCCGGAGACAAAATGTCTGACATGTTTGCCAAAGCAAACAGAGACTTCAACGACTTTGAATCTTCTGTCGTTAACGCAGGTTATGACGGCTATGCCGTCCCGTCTATGGGCATGATGGTTATCCTCAACCATGATGTGCCGGTGAACTACGAAGGCACTCGAGACAAAGTTAAATTTGCAAAAGCAGCACAAGAAGGGATACCACCCAACGTGCTGAAGGCTCAGGCCATGGAGCGTTTAAACGAAGTACAGCCCATGGCAGAACCTAACGGGTTTAACTTGGCCCGTTCACCAGTGACGGCAAAAGCCGGGATGAATGTGCTGAATCAGTTTGTCGATGAGGCGCCGACCTTCGGGAAACAAGTTGTTCAGCGCATCCTCGATATGCCCAAGAACAACCGTGCCATGGTCTACAAGTTCCTGACACTGGAGCAACTGGCCGATGTCGGCCAGAACCTCCTGCCCGAACTGAAGGATTACTACGAAACCTTTCAGGACATGACAGGGTATCGGGAAAAACAAATCTACTACGCTCAGAAGATCGCCGAAAGGTTGGCTAAACTGAAGAACAAATCCCCCGAGATGGTGGAGCGTTTGGCTGACGTGTGTAATGACGCAACCCTCCTTGGATTTGATCCTGACCCCGCCAAGAAGGCGGTAGGTACGTCCCTACCCATCATGAAACTGAAGGGTGATTGGAACAAGCTAAACCAAGAGGCCAAGGATCTCTATGTTGAGATGCGGAACTTCTATGAGAATCGGTTTAACGCCTATCAGGCTATGCTTCAGGATCGCATCGACAAATCGGTGACTGATCCAGCATCGCGTCAGGCCATCATGGAAAAGTTCCGCAAGATGTTTGAGAGCGCAAGGAACAAGGGTCCTTACTTCCCGCTCTCACGCTTTGGTCAGTATTGGGTCTCCTTTGAACAGGGTGGCATCAAGAACTTCCGGATGTTTGAAACCTTAGCAGATTCACAGCGGTTTCAGAAAGAGTTGGACTCGCAGGGTGTGCCGCACAACCAAGGCGTTCGCGGGGATACCATGATCCCTGACGGGATACCGGCGTCTCAGATTCAAGAGATCATCGGGCTAGTCGATACCGCCGGGAATCCCGGAGAGCTTAAGCAACAGATCTGGAACACCTACATCTCGATGTTGCCTGAAGTCTCAATGAGGAAGCACTTCCTACCTCGTAAAGGCACACCGGGATACAGTAACGATATCCTGCGTTCGTTCTCGGAGAACACCTTCCACGGGGCTTATGCCCTAGCGCGTTTAAAGTACGCGCCGGATTTCGATGCTGCTATCGCAGCCATGAAAAAGCGCGAGAAAGATTTATCCGGCGAGCAAGATTCCGAGAAACGAAGCGAACTCTTGCGTGAAGTCGAAAGCCGCCAACAGTACATCGACAACCCGACAGATACCAACTTCTTCACGAACATGGCAGGCACCATCGGGTTTACATGGTTCCTGACAGCGCCAGCTTCTGCTATCACCAACTTAGCCCAGAACGTCACCGTAGCTTTCCCGATCCTGTCGGCCAAGTTCGGGACAAACAGCGCCATGCGGGAGATGTCCACGGCGTATAAACAGTTCATGGCAAGCGCCAAGCGCGGTGAAGAGTCGGTCTTTGATATTCAGCGTACCTTGCAGCAACTCTACAATGAGACCAAGTCTGCCAAGTACAAGCGGGAAATGGACGCCATCAATGCACTGATGGACAACGGCACCTTATCTCGTACCCAGACCATGGACCTTGCCCAGCTTTCGGATAAACCCAGCATGGTCGGGACAAGGTTCCACTCAACCATGAAGTATGTGGGTATGTTGTTCCATGGTGCCGAAGTGATGAACCGAACAACAACGGCACTGTCTGCCTTTAGACTTTCGTATGAGAAACATAAGTCACTAGGCGAAGCCGAAGCTTATCAACGTGCGCTTAAAGATGCTCGAGAGATCACGCGCAAAGCACACTTTGACTACAGCGCCTCAAACAAACCACCGATCATGCAGGGCAAGACCGCTCGAGTGATCTTCATGTTTAAACAGTACGGCCAGCATATGGCGTACATGTTGTTGAGAGAAACCCAGTTGTATGGGAAGTACTTGATCGATAAGTATCGCGGCACACCGATGCAGAAAGAAGCCGAGATCCGGGCTAAAGAAGCCCGGGATACGGTGATCGGGATTCTCTGTACCACCGGGATGTTCTCGGGCGTCTTCGGGCTTCCTTATCCTTTGTATGTGCTGACCATCACGATTGCTAATGCTTTGTTTGGTGATGATGAGGACGAAGAGTTCGATGCGGAGACACGGTTTAAACTGTGGCTGACCGACACGTTAGGGGCTGGTCCTGCGGACATTATCGCCAAGGGTCCTTTGTCTTACCTAACCGGCGCCGATATCTCTGACAGGATTAGTTCCAACGGTTTAATCTTCCGAGATACCGGTCGACTAGGACCGAGGCAGGCCAAGGATGAAGATCAGGTTGCTGCAACGCAGCAATTCTTGGTAGAGATGGCCGGACCGATGGGTGGTCTTGCCATGAATATCGGGCAAGGCATCGAGTCATTTAAGAACGGTCAGGTGTACCGTGGCATCGAGAAGATGGTTCCCGCACCGCTACGCGATGTGATGGAGACTTACCGATACAACACTGAGGGTGTCCTCACCATGAAGGGTGATCCGATCCTTGATGAGGTATCGAGTATGCAATCGTTCGTCAACCTGATTGGCTTCTCGCCGGTAGAACTCGCTCGGCAGTATGAGGAGAACGCCGCCATCAAGGCGGTCGAGTCGAAGGCAAACATGGAGCGGAAGCGGATCTTGAACAAGTTTGCTTTGGCAACTAACAACCATGATTTCGATGCGTTAGAAGATGTTGAAGCGGCGATTGAACGATACAACGAAAGATTCCCGAGTTACGAAATCACTGGTAAGACTCTTGCCAAGTCTCTCAAGTCGCGGGAAGCCGCGTCAGCGGAGAATGAACACGGCGTCAGGGTTACAAAGAAGCTGGCGGGGATCGCGGAACGCGCTGGGCAATTAACCGGCACAGAGTAACATTCAAAGCATCTAACTCGTCCATTTTCCTAATCTTCCACGCTCGTTTCTGACCATGCCAACCAAGGATAGATCCTTGGTGGCAGTCCTTACACAAGGCTACGCAAGTGTATTGAAGACCTTGCTTGATATGGTGAGCGTCCGACGGTGGCGGGGCATCACAAACCGAGCAAGGCAAGCTCTTCACCTCACTGAGGTGAGCTTTTTCTTTGGGTGAGATCCGATTCAACATGAATTTTTAAGGCTGCGACAGCAAGCCGGATGTTAACAATAGCTTCAGATAGATTGTTTAAACAAGCTTCGTAGTTCTTGATTTCCCCTTGGTGATAAGCCATCCGGATATGTTTATCAGCGTTGATTAAATAGTAGGCATAGTTCATCAGTGCATCCTGTTGGTGTCTTGCAGGCGAAGAGATTCCATCACGGCGTCTCGCAACATATCGCAAAGCCGAAATGAGTCTGACATCGACAACGTCGATGAGACGATTAGGTTATTAGACTGATCCAGCCCGATCAGTAAAAACTCTTGTAAATCCGGGAGCATCGCCGCGCAATGTTCGACGCCTTTCGATCTCTCTTCGGATGTACCAGACAGCTTTCTCAAGATCTTGGATGTCATCGCTTTCTTCCTTTTCACCGGCTCGCCAAATGTATTTGATGGCGTTGCCAAGACAGAATCCCATGTGTTCGGTTATTTGAATACACTCTACCCCTGATGGGTGGCTTGTGTAATGGGGAGGTTTGTTGACTAGGTCTTTCACGCCACCTCCTTGTTCAGATCATAAACGTGCCGGATCAAATCAGCCACCCCCAAAGGGGCGACGGGATCTGCCATAGCGGCACATTGCTCGGCGGTTTCCCGCCTGACACTTTCAATTAACGCCACAAGGTCTTTCGTTTTGCCTGACCAAACCACAGTCCTTGGCTTGCGTTTAAACCCATGGGCCATAGCCAGTTCTGATATCTCTTTACTCACGATGATCCCTTTCACGTTTTTCATTACCCCTTGCTCGTATGGCGGCGGCGCAGTCTTTTCCATGCTTGTACCACTCAGGGCCACCATTAAATATATTCAATGCTGGATGCACCCCAAGCCCCTCACACACCTTCGCACACGCCTCACGCTCGGCAGCAGCAACGAGGGCAGCGAAGCGTTCAAGAACATCGGGGGTGGCAAAGACTTGCACATCGTCCCAGTGCTCTGGGCTTCTAAATGGTTTGCACCCCGCCTCCCGCGCCATGCGGATGATGTCTTCTCTATCCATGATTCTTCTCCCGCAGCTTGGCTTCAAGGACTTTGCATAGCCAGTTGACTGATTTATCACCTTTAACCATCTCGCACGACAGTATGTCAATCTCCCCATCCGTCAGCCCAACCCATTGCTTCAGTGCCAATCGGCGCAATTCGACGGCTGATTCCCTGCCCGTGCTATTGCTTATTCGTCCTTGCACAAACTCAGCGTCCAGCGCATCAGCCAGCCGCAGGGCTTTGGGTTGTGTGCTCATGTGTTCTTCTCCTTTAGCTTGGCTTCGATGTATCGGGCAAACCTCACACCGTCCTCATTCAAGAAAAGTGCTTCCATGTCCTCCTCCGTCAGCCCAACCCATTCACGCTTTGGTGGTGCGGTGTAGAGTGGTATGTCATCTGGATTGGGGCCGATCAGGTTGCCTTCTTCATCGAACTTTGATGAGCGATGCCACCAAAGTTCCCCCTTGCCCCCATTGGTAATCCACGCCACCGGCTCTTGCTCTGTCTCCAGTGCTTGGCGTAGGGCGGCGATGGAGTCAGTTGTATTGCGCTTTGCCTGCTCCAGCGCAGACTCAGGCCAAACCCACTTTCCGTAATTTGCCCAGCCCTCCAGCGTGTGCAGCGCCATCTGCATCGCTTCTCTGCTCATGTGTTTTTCTCCTTTAGCTTGGATTCAAGTGCTTTGGTAATCTTTACCCAATAATTTCGCTCTGCAAACTGCCCGCTAATTACTTCCCCAATCTCCTGATCGGTCAGCCCAACCCATTCTCGCTTTGGAATTACTTTTTCGTGGTATGTTTGATCGTTCATTACTGCCATGGCAAGTGACTGGCAGGTTTGGCATGGTGCGGTGTATAGAGGTGTCCATCGCTCAGGGTAACGGCCAATATCTGCGGGTCTGTGCGTGATGACATTACCTTCAATAAAATTGTGCATCCACGCCACCGGCTCTTGCTGCGCTAATGCTGCATTCCATCCTCGCTGATAAGCCTGTGCAATCTCAATTTGTTTGTCGTGTTCAGTTTTCACGACACGTTCTTCCCATGCGTGTTCCGCAAGTTGAATTTTTGCCTCGTAATCATCGTATGAATCGCTCATTGCTCCCTCGCTTTCAGCATCGCGTCTGCCATTTTGTAGTAACGCCTTGCACTATCTTCCATCGTTTCCCCGTTAGCTCCAGCAACTTCAGCAGCCCAGTCGCCCTGCATCGCCTTGGCTGCAAGGTAGTCGCGCAGAGACATGCCTGGCTGGATTAGGTACGAATGTGCAACGGGAAATGCTCCCCCACCATCTGTTGGTGTCTTTGCGTTTTTGTTTTCAGCCATGATTTTTCTCCCGCAGCTTGGCTTCCAGTGCTCTTGAAACATCAAGCCAACCTCCACCTTCAAGCACATCGTCAATTGCATCTGACACTTCTTCGTCAGTCAGTCCAACCCATTCATGTTTACTTTTTGCCTTTTCATCGACACGTTCTTGCGATGTGTCGTCGGCATCGACAAGTGCTTGGCGCAGGACGGCGATGACTCCTTCTAGTTTTTGGTCGCAATACACGTCATCCGCAATCTCGTTCAACATACCAAGCGCCATTTGCATAGCTTCTCTGCTCATGCCCTATCCCCCGCATCTTGTTTCCATTCGTCAAACTTAGCCGTGAGCCGAGCGGATAGCTTTGCACTAGGTTCCTGCTTACCTCTTTCAATCCTGCTGAGATTGCCCATGCTGGTCCCGACTTCCTTTGAAAGCTCTCTAATGGTCCGACCAGAAGCTAGCCTTGCCTGTTTCCAATGGGTGGACTGTTCTGTGAGTTCTTTGATTAACTCAGCGGCCTCGCGGATCAAAGCTTTCTCAGGGGCGCAGTAGTCAGGTAGTCCTGTTGCGTACCCTACAAGTCGGTTGTAAACCCTTTCATATTTGTTCATGAGTTCCTATCCCGCAAAATGGTTTCAATCTTTTGGATCACTTCCACATGGGTGAACTTGGATAGCTCCTCGTAGTCACTGTCGTTTAAACCGCGCCACTCAAACGGTGTGACAAACAACGGTATGTTGTAAGCTTGGTAGCGGTTTCTTTTCTTCTCCGCGCTGTGAATGATCCTTGTCTGTTCGTCAAACTCTAGGTCAGTCGCCCATGCGATGGGTTCATCCAAAAAGGATTTATCTTTTTGGTACAAGTTGTGATCCCCGGACATATCAACTCCTTATTCTTTCACCTTCGGAGATCTCTCCTTGGTGGTAAATCGTTCTTCACAATGAACGCATTCTCTGCGCCGCTCAACATAAAAAACTTTTTGGTTAGGCTCCCAATAGTTTCTGGTTTCAATCACCTTGGTTTTATAAGCACGGCCATCAGGCTGAACACAAAATGGGCACTTCATGCTTTGAAGGCGTTGTATTCAGCAACCAGCCACCTCTGCCAGCCGTTGGTCCACTCCCTCGGCCATAACATCATCTCTTCAAGCGTTGCGTGACGTGCAATCAACTCAGAGGCACTCAAGCGTTTGGTCTTATCTTCTTTGTACTCGAACAACTTCGTCATGCCGTTATAAGTTCTCACGAAGGCTCCCGGCTGGACCCATACTGGTTCTGAGCGATGCGGGTAGTAAGGCATACCGTTTAAACAGAACACAGGTTCCGGGCCGCTGGGCGCTTTGGGTTCAGAGATTTTCATTTCATTCTCGCTTTCAACATTTCATCGGCAACTAAAAAGGCAATCTCAGCAAAAGCCACTTCAGGTTTTTGATTGGGAACCTGCCCCCACTTACCAGCAAAGATGCCGGTGATCACCGCAGCAGCGAAGTGATCCCGAAGATTGGGGTAGTCCGGTATCTTAGGGATCGGCACCTTGGGTAAGGCAAGACCTTTGCTTGCAAGGATCTCTTTGACTTCGTTGATGGCTCGCCGTCCGATGCCATCGGTTTTCAACAACTGAATTTCGGTGTACTGAAGTACGTCCTTGATCGTATAGATCCCGGCGTAATGTAAGGCGTTTAGTGTGCGCTGCGTCAGCAGCCCACAATCAAGTTGTTCATCCATGACACATCCTTAAAATAACGATTCTTGGTTTTGCGGGAAGTAAGTATTCATCACGGCGTGGTAATCGAAGAATGTCTCAAAGCATTCGTAGATGCCTGTTAGTTCATCGCTCGAGGCTTCGACTTCCCCGTTGTAGGTATAGACTTTCTTCGGCACCTTGACTTTGCCTTGAGCAAACTTAATCCCTAGCTCAGTGGGGCGCCACAAGCCTGAGTGCTTTGCCTTGATATCACTGCTGGCGCGGCGCTCAACCAGACCCCACCACCGAAGGGTCGGCAACTGGTTGGAACGTAAGACTCGGGTATGCCCTGAGTTAGGCACGTCGACCCATCCTTCGTCGTTTCTCTTGGCACCGCACAGCCAGATCAAACTGTAGGCCATGGTCGAGTTGATAGACCGGGCATAGATCTTTCCCCATCGGTTACAGACGGGGCAATAGCCCCCTTCATGCTCGATGATCTCTCGCCATCTGATCTTCTCTTCGATCATTCTGCCACCCCATTGAAGCGAAGTGCGATACGCGCTCTATCCAACTCGGCGATACGCTTGCGCTCTTTAAGAACTTTGGGGTCCCGCCAAGGGTAGGGCTGCTTTAACAGGCGCCAATGTTTCTTGAATGTCTCAAGGACATTCGTCGATTCGCTTGTTGTCTTGATTTCCACAACGTAACTCCATCATTTGGTTTGCAATCTCATAGGCATCTTTGGCGATGTTTAAACCACCGATGCCGGGTTGCTTGCCGTGTGCGCTCAAGAGTCCCATAAGCGCGAAGGCTGCGAACGTGTCGCGCAGTTCATCGTTTGTCATAGCGCTGTAAGAAGGAAACCACTTTGTAGTGGTGATTACCTTTCAGGAAAGGCTCGATCTCTTTGAGCAAAGCAAGCGCCTGTTCAAAGATCGGGTTGTGTTCTACATCATGATAGGCTTTAGCCTCTTCCATGGGGTCCATGTTTCCACTCCTCAAATTGATTAACTAATTCAATAAAAGCGTTTCGGGCTGACTCGTTGCTGTTCAACATAGACCTTGATTCCACATGGCAGATATCTCGGACGGCTTGCTCTGCCGCCGTCTGTGTGGCCTCGAAGATCAGGTTGTTTTCCTTCAGGAACTCCTGAAACTTTTTGTCTTTGCAAAGCACAGCAGCCAGCGAAACATAGTTGGGCTGATAAGGTTGGTCATCATTGTTCAGCCTGACCATCACAACCATATACCTTGCGCCGACAAAATCCCTAACTAATAGGTCGGGGATCTCGTCAGGGTGGATAGTCAGGTGCAGGGCAAAGCCCTTGGCATCCTGTCTCAGCGAAGTCTTGACGGCTTCAAACTGGATGGATTCCACCGAAGGCTCTCCCTAATTGGATCAGTGCGTTACCCACAGCAGCCCAATCAACGCTCGGCCTATCCGGCCCGATAGCTGCAACGTATGCCTCGACCTCTCTCTTAGGCTTCTCATCTTCCAATACGGGATGCCTGTCCTGCTCGCTCCACAACTTGTAATGCCTGTAAACCGTGGAGATAGACCGACCAAGTTCTTTGCTTAGTTCGGGAGGCTTCCTGCCTTGGTCAAAGCTTCTGTAAAGCGCCTCGAGTTGTTTCTTGTTGAACGTGCGGCGCTTCCGACGATAGATGATCCTGACTTGGTTCATTCCCATTCTTCCTTTTTCTGTTGGTCCATAGGCTTCGATGCTTGAATCGAAAGGTAAGGTTTCCCTGCTGCGCTTTTCTTTTTCCAGACCGCCAGACGCATGGTCAGGTGACCCTCTTCGTTCTTGGGAAGCTGCTTCAGCAAGTCCGGTGACAGGGTCAAGGTGCCTGAAAAAGCTGGTGCTTTTTCATTGCTTGAGTTGCCCTCGAATACGGTGCCTGAGTTGGGTAAGGGTTTATAAGGCGTGTTGTATTTCATTTAGACCTCTCATAGTGTGTGATAAGAAACAGAATGACATCGGCAATCGAAGTCCTGAACCCGACTTTCTTTGAGATCTCTAACTGCATCTCGCGTAGACGGGCCAAAACCTCTGGCCGCAGTGACACATTTTTTTGTTGTGTACTCATTTCTTCAGTTCGCTAGAACGGTCGGTAAACCGTTTGGTTAAAAGCCCCATTCGTTCGGGGTCCATCTTCTCCAGCTTGGTCCAAGTCTCCTTGTTGATACTGTAAAAACTTCTCAGTGATTTGATGGTTTTACAGTCCTCGAGGAAGGCTTCGGCCAAGGTGCAGATCTGGTCAGCTAATGCATTCGGTACTTCTTTGACAATCACAAAAGGGGTCGGCTCATCTCCTTGTGGTTCTTCTGGTGGAGGTAGCGCTTGTTTAAACGCAGCAGCCGGTGGGTTCTTCTCTTCTTTCTTGTCATCGACTTCGTTGGGAACCTCGGCGTCATCACCGGTGGCTAACTGAAGCAAACGCAGAAGCGCGTACTTGTTAGCTCCGGTTAATGCTTTGTAGATCCCTTTGTCTCCTACGCCCTTTGAATTTCGATCATTCCCTGATCCTGCACAGGTGAATGATATCGAGTCGCCTGACTCGTGAAACACCGTGTAGTTAATGATCACATGCGTGTTGCCGTTGTCATCATGTTCTACGGTTTGAACCGAAGGCATGATCATGAGACCTTCTTTCAACATGGCGGGACGCACCGTGGTGATTACGTCCGCTTCGGTTACATAGCTATACTTTTGAAAATCGTTATAGCCTTTCTTCTGCACATACTTGATGCTATTCGCTACGTTGATCAGCGCTGCTAAGACTTGCTTCATATGTTCTCCATTGATTACAAAAATCCCTAACGTCACAAAAATTTGCACATCGAGTGCGCTCTTCAGGTCGATGCTCGACGTAGTGTCCCTTGCCTAGTGACTGAGCATGGGCATCGGCTTCGGCTTTGTCTGCGTACAACTTAATCGCTTTAACTCGTTTGTCGTTCTTTATTGCGTACACCGGAGGTTTAGCCCACATATCCTCTTTGCTGCACGGTGCGAGGTCATCGCCGAAAGCTGAGGAGGTGAAGGCTTCTTGGTGTAGGGCAACCCGTTCCCTTATAAACTGTTCTGTTGTTTCGTTATCCCACATCGGTACATCAATCGTAACGATTGGTGCTTGAGGGTAGCCCTCTCGTTTAGCGTCATGCATGGACCAGTCCCTGATGATCGCTACGATTTGTATACTTCTGACAGGTGTTTTCTTAACGGTCTCCACCAGCCACTTGTAGATGTTGAGTTGCTGTTCCCACTCAATCTTCTCGTTCATCACCGACCATGCTTTGGTGACCTTGTAGTCTTGGATGGTGCGTGTTCCATCGGCATGGCATATCTGAGAGTCGATGGCGCCGGAAAAGATCCAGCCGTTTATCTCGGTGAAGATTCTCTCTTCGGTCAGATGTTTTTCATCGCCGCCTTGCTCGAGGATGTGATGCACCGCAGTGCCAAACAAAGACCAGACCAGCGAGGTTGCATCAACCTTGATCTCGGCGTCATGCATTTGCCTGAGCGCCACAATGCGCGGCGAGTTGATGGCCTGCGTCACACTGATGTGTGACTTGCCTTTGTCGTAGGTAGGACGGTGTAACGCGTTGATAACCGCTTGAGGTAATCCGTAGTTGTTTGTAATCTGCATACGCTTTCCTGTTAATGGGTACAATCGTACCCGTTCTGATGGGTTTGTCAAGGGGTAAACATGGGAAAAATGCAGCGTAACAAAGGTGCTCAGGCAGAGCGTGAGTTGTTTGCTTTGCTGACAGATGGGCTAGGTTTAAACATCACCAGAAACTTGGTGCAGACCCGGGCTGGTGGTGCTGACACGATTGACATTCCGGGCGTTGCCCTCGAAGTGAAACGGCATGAGGTCTTGCAGATTGGATCTTGGTGGGAGCAAACGCTCGCGCAGGCTGGGGATCGAATGCCTTTGCTGGCATACCGACAAAGCAGGCAACCTTGGCGCTTTGTGATTGACCTTTATGATCTCTGCCCCGATTACTTTCAGTCTCGGGGCTTGGACGTGACGCACTGTGCAACCTTGTCGATCCAGTCGGTGATTGTTTTCCTGCGGCAAAAGGTTTAAACTCTCGCATCTCCTGCAACTTCCATGACGATGGAGATCCCTGTTAATCCCCCGCGCAATACGGGGGATTTTTTTGCCTATTGACAGGCTTAAATATTCCTATACAATCTTGCCCTAGTCGGATTTGGCAGTCCGGCGAATGGAAAAGAGTGAGAACCCCAGATGTTTTAGGTTGGGGCGTTGATGATGAAGTGCGTTTTCCCTTCGGGGGAAATTCTCTTTTCCAAAGCGCCTGAGTCTGCCTTCGCCAAAGGTAACGCCTCAACCTAAGATCTCTGGGGTTTTTCTTTTGGGTCCGGCTCGGACCCCATCCGTTAGCAAGGACACTAACCGTGGTCGCGTGGGAGAGAAGCGGATAGACGGTACGCGAAAGCTAGGGGGCAGTTCCCGAACAACCCGTCCGGCTGGCTGAATCCTCAAGCCGAGGGGCATCGAAAGGTGCATGAGGATGGTGCTTACGCACCCAAGGAGCCTCCCCCCTGAACTCATGGGTACAACCCGTGGGGGTAGGGGGGCTTTCACAAGGAGCCTCATAGTGTTTGCAGAATTACTAAAAGGAAGTGACCATGCAAGGTCTGTCTGTCCACAGTGTAGCCACCAGCGCAGGAAGCATCGCGAACCCTGCCTGAGCGTCAACCGTGTGATGGATGGCGTTGTGTATCAATGTCACCATTGCGGATTTTCAGGGAAAGAAAAGTACATGGAACAAAAATACATAGAACAAACCCACACAGCCCCGAAACAAATGAGGGGCTTAGGCGCCAATGAAATAGCGTGGCTCGAGGCGCGGGGACTAACGTCCCGAACCATGCCACTGGTTGAAGCAACCGAACAGTTCTTCCCCAAGATAGGGGCCAAAGCCCCGGCTGTTGTGTTCACCTACAAAAAGGGTAGCAAAACAGTCGGTGCGAAATACCGTGCCATCACTGACAAAGCCTTCATCCAACAGGTAGGCTCCGAGCAGATCTTCTACCAGCCGATGGACATCGACCTCACCAAACCCTTGGTGATTACCGAAGGCGAGATTGACGCCTTGTCTTGCATCGAAGCAGGGTGGTCGAACGTGGTAAGCGTCCCCGGCGGGGCGCCGGTGAAGATCTCCGAAGGAAGGGTGGACCCGTCCGAGGATAAGAAGTTTGGGTTTATTTGGGAGGCCAAGTCGATCCTCGACAAGGTCCCGGCGGTGATCCTTGCGGTCGATGCCGACATCCCCGGGGTTGCTTTGAAAGAAGAACTCGCTCGGAGAATAGGCAAATCAAAATGCAAGACGGTGACCTACCCGGAGGGCTGCAAGGATTTAAACGATGTCCTTGTAAAACACGGCGAGCTTGAACTCATATCCGTCATCGAACAGGCACAAGCTTGGCCGATTGAAGGGGTCTTCAATGCCAAGCACTTTGAATCTCAGGTCTTCGACCTGTACGAAAAAGGATTAGGCAGTGGCGAGTCGACGGGTTACCCCGAACTCGATGAGTTCTACACGGTGGTGCCGGGACAGTTAACGGTGGTGACAGGTTATCCATCTTCAGGCAAGAGTAACTTTGTCGACCAGTTGATGGTCAACCTCGCTCGAGACAAGCAGTGGAAGTTCGCGGTCTGTTCGTTTGAGAATCCTCCGGCGCTGCACATACCGAAGCTTTGCGAGCTATACCTGAAACAGCCCTTCTTTGAAGGGCCGAATCCCCGAATGGGCAAAGAAGAACTCAACAAAGCTTTGGAATGGGTAGCGAATCATTTCATCATGCTGGATACGATCTCCAGTGAATCGACCATCGAGTCGATTCTCGACCGAGCACAATCAGCCGTGGCACAACTCGGTGTTCGCGGGTTGGTGATCGATCCCTACAACTTCGTGGACCTTCACTCGACCACGACCGAGACCGATGCCATCTCCCGAATGCTGACCCGGGTTCAGGCATTTGCCAAGGCCGCTGGTATCCATGTCTGGTTTGTCGCCCATCCCGCAAAACAGATGCGGGTTGGCGAGTCGCTTCCTGTACCTGATGGCATGTCGATCTCAGGCTCGATGGCATGGTGGGCGAAGGCCGATGTAGGTATGACCGTGCATCGGAAAGAAGGCGTCGAAGTGCTGGTGAGAATCTGGAAATGCCGCTGGCGGTGGACCGGGCAGACCGGCGACGTGTCGTTGATCTACGACCGGACGTGCGGGGCCTACCGGCAGGACTGGACCTTTTAGAACGGCGCCTCGGGAGGTTCGATAAGCTGAACCTCCTTACGCTTGAGCACAAACACTTCAGGGAAGGGCCAAGGCGATTGGGGCACTCGTACCCAAACCTTGTCCCGCTCAATCTTATCGACCCGTCCTTCGCCGTGAGGCGTGATCACGGGTTCACCGGGCCGCAGTAATATCGTAGGCATGGTTTAGCACCTTTTTGTCATCTTCAGGTTTGAGATTGAAATCTGAAAGCTTGAGCACGGGCTTACCTTCAATGTCGTTCATGATCCGCAACAAGATGGTGGCAACCTCGTGCGGTGTTTCGCCATTGAAGAATGGCTCGTTGAATCCAGACGGTTTGCCGTCATCGCGGTAAAACACTTCGACGATTTCGACCCAAGGCTCGCCGTCATTGAGGTGTGATCGGTCAAGTAATCGATAGTTCCACATGAAACACTCCTTATAAAAACACTTACACAAAAATAGGTACTGCAAAAGGCGGGTTGCGTTTACCCTGCATGTTTAACAGTAGGCGGTAGAGACTGTTTAAACGACATGTCTGATTTGGTAGACATAAGAACCGCAGTTAGTCACGACTTCGCCGTTCTCCAGCATCCATTCAAACTGTTGTCTGTCATGCCTCGGTATTGTTTCGAGTGAGCCGTATTCCCGAACATACGCACCCGTCCGGTTGCTGGTGTAGTAGGTGCGCTCGATGTCACCCAAGAAATGCAAAACATAAGTACGCATGACGTATCCTTTTTTTCAAAAGCCGGCTTCTGAAAAACCGGCGATGTTTAAACGCAAGAAAAAAGCTCAAGTAAAAATAAATGCAGTCTAGGTTGTGGCTTGTTTAAACGCTACTAAGCTTCTTGATTAGTCTCGTGAGGTAGGCTTCGTAAGAAGCTTTTCTCTCTTCAGGCCAAAGCGCAGTGCTCAAATCGTCCAAGTTTTCGAGCGCGTCATTCAGTTTGATGAGTCTTGCCATAGGCGAAAGCTTCTTTGCTTTGGCGAGCACATATTTTTTCTTGTGCTTCACCCTCTTAGGGACGGTTAATTCTTTGACCAGATCAGCGACCGTGTCGTTGAAAATATGTCTAAGCGTTTTGACGGTCATGTTCGTGTCTTCGACCACGTCATGCAGGATCGCGGCCATGATGACGTTGTCATCATTGGTGTAAGCACTCACTCTGTTTGCAACGCTTAGGGGATGCATAACGTATGGTGTCTTGCCGTCAGCCCTCGTTGCTCTACCGTGGGCTGCAACTGCAACGAAGCAGGCTGTGAGAATGTTAGCCATGATGAATCCTTTCCGGGGGTTGCCCCCCGATGTCATGCGGCAAGTTTGATTTGGTTGAGAGCAACCGTGGCAAGGTCCGAGATCTTGTCGACGCGGACCGAGTTGGGACCGTAAACAGCTTGCACGTCATACCCGATGCCGACCCCAATCGTCGGGATGCCGAGGCGCTCGCCAGACTTGACCTGAGCGGTGACTGATGCAGGGCTGTGACCCTCGCCGTCAGTGAAGGCAAAGACCACGCGCCGGGATTCCGACCGACTACGCAGAAGCTTTTGTGCAAAGCACAAAGCGTCATAGTCATAGGTGCTACCGCACGGCTCGAGCTTGCGAAGCTTCGGGACGAAGCGCTTCCACGGCTCGTTGAAGGTCTTCAGCATCGAGGTGCTGCCAGCGAAGCCAACCACGGCGGTCGGCACGTTAGCGGCTGCTAAGGAAGCACCGACTGCGTACACCGCCGAGACCAACGGGCTGATGGTGGACTCCATCGAAGACGACAGGTCGACCAGCAAGACAACCGCAGAGTCGATGCCCTCGTCGTCATAGCGGCGTTTAAACACGTTGCCCGAGGTCTGGTAAACCGCGAGGCGGTTGCTGTTGATGGTGCCGCTACGATAGCCAGCTTCCCAACCGTAGTGATCGGTCTTCTCGAAAAGCTTACGCACGTCAAAGCGAAGGCGACCGCTGACATTCGTATCAACGAAATTGTTGCGACTGTCATTGATGAAGGCGCTTTCCTTGACAACCTTCTCGCGCCGACCGCTCGGGAGCGTACCCGCCGAGGTCTCGAACTGCGGCTCGATGGGGACGCCGCCGTCATTTTGGTCGAAGTCGGCAGGGATGGGACCGAGGTCATTCGACGGGTCACCATTCGATGGGTCACCGCTCGATGGGTCACCATTGGACGGCGCCGGGGAATCCTCCGGAGGAGGCAGGCGAAGCTGGTCAACAATCCACTTAGCAATCACCATGTTGTCACCAGACCCCGTCGAAGCTTTGATCATGGGCATCGCAGCAGCGAAGATAGGGTTTAAACGTGGGGACCAGTCGCTATGCAGTCCACGACCGAAGCACACAAGTGCAAAGGCGATGTTGTGCGGGTTGGTCCAGTCGACGGGAGACGAAGACATGCAGTGCTCGCCTAGCTCGTGGAACAGTTCGCCCGAACCCGGGATCAGGTTGGATTTGACGATCTCGCCTTCCATCCAGATATCCTCAACCGCGTTATGCATACGCGACAGGAAGGCATCGGTGAAGAAGTACTGAGGACCGAACTTGGAGAAGATGACGTGGCCGAGTTCATGGAGGGCGAAAGCCTGAAGCCTGCGGAACTCGTCATGAGGGATGACGGCGTCATCGAGGAAGTTAGGAAGGGTAATGACCGTGCCATCGGTATAGGCCCCATCCCCGCACCAGCGGATGGGGTTCCAACGATCATTACCCGGGCGAAAGAGGGACCGAGCGCGACGAATCGTATGGTCGATGGCATCGCGCACCTCGTAACCTTTGAAAGATTTCATGGTTTCACCTGAGAGAAAAGAAGATGACCCCAATCAACCGGGGCAACGTACTGATCGAAAATGGTCTGAAGCTGCGCCGCACTCTCGGGCGGCTGCTTGTTGACCACGGTCGACCTCCAAGCTGACCGCAACGGCAGGCCAGCAGTCAAGACCTCGACGAAGGCAAAAGCATTACGCAAGGTCGGTGCATCAACCAGAAGGCCCTTGCCCGTATCGACCCGGGCGATGTTCCAGATCTTGACCACGGCATCGGCCAATGGTTTGGGGCAACCCGTGTTGCCGCAGATAACGCGAGCCTCGGAGACAGGGTCCAACCACGTCACGGTCTCCATGAAAGCGTAGCGGTCGATGAGCGCAGCGTTCTGCGCCGTGGTCCCGACGAAGCGTCCGGTGCTATCCGACTGACCGACCGTGTTGTCACAAGCAACGACCATGACGCCGGGAGCGCGTGAGTACACGTTCGGCCCGGAGGTCACCGAGCATCCTGGCTCGAGCCAAGCGTTAAGTTGGGCGATCAACTCGGGGCGACCGTTGGTAGGCTCATCCAGCAGGATGATCGCACCGGGATGTTTAAACCCGGTGGTGAAGGCAGTCTCCTGCCAGACACTGTTGCCAGCGTCCAGACCCCAACAACCGAAGAGTTCAGAAGCATCGGTGCCGCGATGGAAGTTGACCCGGAAAAGCTTGCGACCCGTGGCAGCAGCAAACTGCGTGACTGCGGAGGTCTTGCCGGTTGAGCGATCACCGGTCAGCCAACCGTTTAAACCGGCCTTCTGAGCGACGATCAGGTGATGGAGAACATTCTCCTGCCAGACATAGTTTGGATCGATCTTAGGCGCTTCTGGATCGCCGTAGACGTCAACGCGCAGCAGATTACCACCGGCGTTGTAGAGGTCGATGCCGAACACCTCGCGGACGGTCTTGGATTCGACCGCCGGGGCTGCTGCACGGGCAACCTCGGGCTTTGCAGTGATCGCCGTCTCGAGGGGTTTGATGAGCGCTGCCACGGCCTTGGAAATCTCGGCACGAATGACAGAGTCATCAACCACGGGCGCGGCGGGAACAACCAGCGGAGCGGCTGGCTTGCCTGCGATAGCATCAAGATCGAACACCGTATTGATGCCATGAGCCATCAGCGCCGAGACAAGGTCAGCCTTGTAGTTGGGACCGGGGGCGATGTTTAAACCAAGGACCCGGGCCGCAGGCTCAAGCTTTGAGACAGGGCAAAGTAGAAGTGACATAGCGTTACTCCAAAGTCATGGGGAGAGGTGAGTGCGAAGGAACCGCACACAAGGGCATCGCAATTGATGCCCACTTGGCAGTCAGACGCACTGAATAGCCGCAGGCAGAGCAAACTGCCTTGAGCATTCGGGTCGACTGCTTTTTGGTCGACAGGACCAGTGAAGCGTGAGGGTAAGGACCGAGGTCCGCAATCCACGGGCGAATCGTTGCCTTGAAGGCATCGGAACCGACCGTCGAGCGCATCGGGCCAGTGAGGCCGATGGCGTGAGCGATGGCGCGAAACTTGGGGCCATGCCCCTCGTGTACCCCGACCGCCGCATGGCAGAGTTCGTGAGCCAGAACTTCCATGACGCGCATCGGGTCCGAAAGCTCAGGGTGAATGTAAATCTCGACGTGGGCGTCAGCCGAATTAGAGGCGGCGTGACATTCACCGACACGCATCGAGGTCTTGTTTTTGGAGCGCGTACCGCCGGTCGAGGGAAACCCGCAGGAAACCCGGAAGGACGGGAGCGGGAGGGAGTTGAGAGCAAAGAGACCGCCGAGTTCAGCGGCGGCGGCGTTGAGCCACGCCTCACGAAGTGCAATTGACATGATCAATCTCCGATGGAAAGGATGCCCAAAGCGAGGGCAGACAAGAGCAAGACCATCGCAAAGTCAGTGAACCCGACCAGCGCCGTAGGCACCGCAGCGGCAAGTGCAGCCGCAGACAAGTACCCGAAAGCTTTAAGTACAGTTTTCATAACACCTCCAATTTCAGGGCTGCGCTCTCAGCGAAAGCGCAAGCCTGAAGCACGTTTAAACGTGCTCAGAGGGTTAAAACCGAGAGTTTTTGTAACCCCAAAGTAGATTGCTAGCAATCTGCAAGCGCGTTTAAACGCTTTTCGATGATCTTTTTGTTTTCACCTTGCTCGACAACCCGATAGGTCAGCCGACTGAGCGAAGCGATAAGCTCGGCGGCGCTCATCCTGTTGGGATGACCCGCGATGCCGCCGCTCACAACCCTGCGGACAAAGTACCCGTTGACGATTTCGATGGTGCAAGGGCTACCTTTCGCGGTGTACCAAGCATTTTTGTAAGCCTCAGCAAGAAGTTTTTTTGTTTCAGTATCCATGACAATCCTCCAAGTCACGTTCGTAGGCTAGGTCCTCGTCGGCGCCGTACTCGAGGTAAGCATCCGACCCGTACACGGGACGCCCCGGCTCCCAACGCTCGAACCCAACGGGCAGCTTGCCGAAGTTGATCAGGCGCTTGGTCAGGACCCGGGCAAGCGCCTCGGCAGGCTCGAGCGCCTCGGCCTCGAAGAGGGCGGTCTTGACGAAGAGCATCTTTGTGTTACCCGCTGCATCCGCAGCGCGGACGTAGGAGGCGAAGCCGTGAACATCGCCCCGAGGGTTGTCGTAATCGGCCATCTCGGGGTTGCGCCCGACCACAACAATGTCTGTCTGAGCCAGAAAATCGACGGGTTTAAACATGGTCATCTCCTTTGGTTGAACATCGCGATGCCCACTCGATGAATGAGCATGGCGATGGCGCGGGAGGCCCCGCGCAGCGGCTAGCAAGTGATCGAATCCCAACCTCTCGCAAAATGCTCATCCTTGGCAAGGGCAAACATCTCGCAGTCAAAGAGGTAATCCATGACCTCATCTTTCAGGAAGAACAGGTCATCATCGGCATTGACGGCGAAGGTCTTCGAGTCGAAGAGTCCACCATCGACATAGAACTCAATGTCGACGGCGTCGAACTTGTCATCGGGCGGCGTGGTCCGGAACACTTTGGCGGTGAACCGGGGATCGGGATGGTAACCGTCGATGATCCGAACAGCGGTGCGGTACAGGTACATGGCAAATCCTCCAAAAGTTAGCGCGGGGAGCCCGCGCAGCGGTTAGTCGAGACGTGAATCACAATAGGCAAAGATGCCTGCATCCATCAGGACCTTAGCGAAGGCGTTACCCCAAGCCGTCTTGCGGTCATAGGACTGCGTGTTGAGCGGGCAGTAAATCATCAAGCCGCCGCCGTAGGCAGGACGGGCATAGCCCATCTTCTTGGCCCAACGTCCGAAGGGCGTGTTGCCCTTGATCTTGACCCAAGCAAACCCGCAAACGCCCTCCGAAACGTAGTAGGAACGGCCCGAAGGGGCGCCGGTGAGAACGTCACACTCGGTGACGACCATCGGCTCAGGGACGGCCTTGGCAGAGGCCGTAAGGCCAGCCTCGGAAGCAGCAGCGAAAAGTGAATGAAAAAAAGCAGACATAGCGATTACTCCAAGGGTTGAAAAGAAAAACAAGTCGCGGGAATGCCCGAAGGGCTAGGCAGTCATCCAAACCTTATGAAGCGCCATAAGCGCAGCAACATGATCAACACCCGCAGCGGTGAGCTTGGCAACATAGGCACCAGTGGCTTTCTTGACCATCTCATCCTTACGCCAGCCGTCAGGCATGGCTTTAAGGTCAGCAGCGGCTTTGGCAAACAGGGCAAGCAGTGCATTAGCAGTCATGGCAAATCTCCGAAGGGTTGAACATCAGGAAGCGCTCCCAAGAAGCGCTTGCTGATGCCCCTAACAAGGCAGGCGTAAACAACACGCCCGAGCCAAAAGCGAGGGGAAACCAGACAACGGTGAACAGCGATCAAGCCCCAAAGAGGGGCGGTTCTTTTTCAAATTGATAGAGCCAGTCAAGGCTCATCCTCTAGGCAGGTCAGGGCATCGCCCCTCCGACCACCCCATCGCCAACGTATCGACTCCGGAGTCCGACGATTACTTGCGCCGTTCAAGTCCCACGCCCCCAATGTACTCTTACCAGTGGAAAAGTGTTGGAAAAACTGCTACCAGCCGACGAACGGTCGGTTTAAACAGACGAGCGGTAGGAAATGGTG